TTTTTTTTTTTTTGAAGGGAAATTCTATATGAATAAAAACCTCTATTTTTGGAGACTATAGGAAAGTCTTTTTGTGCACTTTATTAATCCTAGAGCAAGTGCGAAGGTTTCAAGTTTTAGGACATTCGGGTCCAAAGGCTTAAGGGTCACCCATAGCTTCCATAATGCGCATGGAATTTCGAGAAAGGCCCAGGTCGACTCCTGAATAAGGAACAATACTCGACTTGACATAGTCAAGTGCGACCTGTTTGACCTTGTTGTATGTCCAGTCACCGGCCTTGACGAGAGCCGTCTTGGCCATAGCCGTAGAGACAGCAGCCAAGCCGTTTGCGTCAGATTCTGAAGGTATAGGGTTGCTGAGGTTGACACCAGCAACCTCTGCGTACGTGACGACTTGGAACTGGAAAGACTCACCAGCTACGCCACTAACCATGATACAGAACAGCACGTCCGAGAACGTAGAAGGAGCGCCACCCTGGAAATCCGGAGTAGGATTAACGAGGGAAACCTTGTGCCATTTGCGGTTTGCAAAGGACAGTGGAGCATCATTTCTGTAAGCTGTGGCGTTTGTCAGAGAAGTTGCAGTAAGGTCAATGTGAGCACCAGTAGTGAGTGGTATACAAATGCCAGACTTATTAAGTTCAGTGCCTGTGTACTGAACCCTCAAGGCGCTGCCCACGACACGCCACTGTTTTAGAGTGGTGCCGTAACTTGCATTAATCACAGGAGAGTCAGTGTAAAAAGCGATAGCTCCTGTAGTTGGGGCGACAACGGTTGTGCCAGCGTATGAAGCGTTTGAGTAGACACCACAGGCGGCATCACTAGCGACTCCACAGGGGTGGTAGACACTAACAAAGCCGAAGCCAGCAGTGCCAATGAACCCTGTGCCGAAGGCGCGACAGCGAATGCGCTGGGTGTTGGCCATAACATTGTCGGGAATGCAAGGCAGAGTTGGCCGGTTGTACCTGAAAGGATCAACAGCAGCCATGAGATAGTCATCTGCGCATTGAGAGAGATGGGGTTGGGAAATGTGAGGGCGGGAGGAGGAAGAGCTCCTCTTCTCTGGGCGCTTGGGTCGGGGGGGCTTGTAGCCAGATTTGACCTTCGCCTGATAATCCCTCCAGCGACTCTTCTTTTCAGAGGAGGGGAGGGACTTAACAGATTTAAGTTCGTAGAACTGAGACTTGGTGAGCACCATTAGTGCCTTCTATTTACACCGGCTCTATAAACTTAGCGGCCGACCGGTGGAATCCCAAGAAATTCCCTTAAAAAAGGGACTCAAGGGCACGCGATACAGCAACCTCGTTAACTGTTGGAGACTCTAGACCACTCCACAGGACCTCAATATCCTGTCTAGTGGGGAAACGAGTCATACCAGCAGGTGGCGGGTTGGTTTTAGACACAAAGTGGAATAAGTCTCTGAGTACCTCATATGTCGGGGGCCCACCATAGTCTTCAGTATGCAGAGATAGAAGAGAGAGGGAGTAAATTCGCTCCGCAGCAAATTTCATTGACTTTTTTCCGGTAGGGATCACAGCAGAAGCTAAGAGCTTGTGGCCATCAAAAACGGGAACCGTAGCACCGTTTCGCTTTTCAAACCGAAAGCCAAGAAAGGTGTGGCCTTCAAGGCCCACACTGTCACGAACTTCCTCTTTAACGAGGAGACCAAGTTCGGACTCACAGATGAAACGACGCCTTGTCAAACTAAACTTTTCAGCAATGCTTGGATGAAGCATCAGAAGCTCGTCGTCACCTAAGAAAAACCAAATGCAAAAAAGCCGAAAGTCCACATGAGGACCGACTAATCTGAACCAACAGTACAAGAATGTCCAAAACCTCAAAAGGGTATTGTCGTTGCTGGTATTAAAACTACCGCTAAGCTGCCCGATAAACTTAAGAAGGACCTGGCCATTGGACATGGCGAAGGGCCCGTGCAGTTCACAGTAGTATAGCCATGCTAGGATGGCGAACTCTTTTGGGGAAAAGTTCATAAACTTTTTACGGAGCTCAAAGATGCGCATTTTAAAATAGGTGCGCTGAGTCGAGTCATAGCTCGACAAATCAGACTCTGAGACAACCCAACCAAAGGGATAGGAATTGATCACTTTTTGCATACCTCCATAAAATGGGGTAAAGTCTAAACACAAACCGGTGTGCATGGGGGTTAGTTTGATCCACTTTTTGAGCGCGTCGTTAAAAGGACCCATGTACTTGACCTGTGCCAAGTAAAGATCCGTAGGAGGCGACGTAATCGTACGAAAAATTCTAGTGTCAAACTTCTTTCTGGATAGTAGTTCCGTCTTGATAAACTCCTCCCATATAGGGAGGTTAGTGTAGTCTAGGCTACGATCTTCCATCTCCAGCCTGTGCAAGAGATTGAGATAAAAATCGCCATACTCACCTGCGAGAACTTGGCCTCGCTTGATGTCAGAACCGTACTGTTTGAAAACAATACCAGCACCAGAAGTTGCCACGGAGCGCTCACGCGCTTGATCGGTTGTGTATGCCCGTTGCATTCCAATGTCCCTAAGGAAATTGTAGAGTTCTTGATCAGCCCAATCGGCTGCATCTTGGTTTATGTGCATTTCGTCCGGCATGTCATACTTGAGAGAGCTCAAGACTTCGGATAATTCATTCTGATGTGCAGCACCGAACTTTTCAATCCACTCGTGGTCAGCAATAGCCTTGGACACGAGGTAGGTCAGGGAGGGGACGGGTTGGGAAGGGGGTTTATATAGATTCCTACTTACACCAATATTACCAATTACTTTCATGTGGTCTGGGATCGCTGCAAATGTCCCACCACTGGCTGAATCATCAGCCATTAAGCGGTAGATTGGGGTTGAGAGC